CCACCTACTCCAAACACACCTTCATATTTACCTGAGTCAATTACCGGGGCCTCAAAGTCTGGGTACTCATCCCTACGAACAAGTTCATAACCTTCACGCAATTTTGCGCTGATGTTTTTAGTATCGTCAAAACCACGAGTTTCCACTCGTATCCAACGATGCTTATAACCATCCGGTGCAGGTGGTGCATCCAACATAGACGGGGGAGCCCACGGCTTACGCTGCGCCGTCTTTTCCCTAGTCTGGTTTGCGCGAGAAGTACGTTTAACTGTACCTTCAAACATTTCGTTTTGTTCTTCAGTCATTTACTTACTCCTTCACGTATTTCGCGTATTCTTCAAGCGGCACACCCAATTTCTTCGCTATCGCGACTTGGCTAGGGGTGAGTCTAACCTTTTTCCCACTACTGCGCCCAGATGACGACCGGGATACGGAAGCAACGGTCTGAGCGGGCCGTCGGCTTTCCCCGTTTTTTAGCTTATGCGGGAACTCTTCTCGCATACGCTTGTCTAACTCACTATAGTACTCATCGCTCTGCGGGTCAAACCCTTCATTTTCGATAAGCTTTTTATGCACTCCAAAAGCAGCATATGTCATAGCCTCATCAGTGCCGAACCACTCGTTTCTCGACGCCCAGCTTTCAGCCTTCGGGTCCGGACGGCGAGGTTGCTGCTGTGGCATAGGAGCATGGACCTGTGCTTCCTGCTGCGCTCTAATTTGTTGCGCCGCCCTCTCCTGTTGCGCTTTAGCTTGTTCCGCGCGATCATTCTCAATCGCGAGTCTCGTGATCTTTCTTTGCGCCTCAACAACTCCATTCGTGTCACCAATCTCTATAGATTTAGCCAGTTCTCCTTCAGCAGAAGCCATCTCGCTAGTAACACGGTTACTATACTCATTAACATAATTAGTGTCTAAAGCATTCATACGGCTTTTCAAACCGTCCGCTTCAGCTTGAACACCTTGAGCGTATCTCAGAGCTTCCTCTTTCTGACGCTCTGCTTCCCGCATTTTCTTAGTCAAACGATCTATACGTTTCTGCGTATTACTCTCTGCTTTTTCAAACTGATCGTCGCTTGACGCCTCTACTTCAGTTTCGGCTGCCTCTCCAGCTTTTACCTCAACCTCAGTGTCTTGTGTGTCCTCAAGCTCTAATTCAATTTGTTGCTTATCTTCCTCTGCCATATTCTGCTCCTAGAAATGAAGAATGTCTTCGGGTTCCATAATTTTAGCCAGTACCTCGTCATCATTGAGTATACGGACCTCCCCGCCATCTATCTTGAAGCGTGAGCCAGAATAACGGGCAAACATCACCCAATCACCCTGTTCACACCAAGCTCCGGTGGGAAACTTTTCTGAATCCTTATAAGCTAGAGATCCAACTTTAAGGACGTATCCTACTTGTGTAGAAACCGTTTGTTCTTGAACAACCGCATCCGGTAGATAAATACCACCATCTGTTTTACCCTTACCTCTGTAAGGCAAAACCAACAGACGCCATCCTGTCGGAGTCGGCATTCTTTCTAGGAGGGAAGCCCCAATCGCTTCGGGGTCTAATACTCTGTCTTCAGGCTCTTTATAAGCCTCTGAAATTTTTGCAACACCTTCGGCTGCTGCCTTCAAGTCAACCATTGCTTTGCTCCTGTTTATCTAGCAGGCTCTTGAGTTCCTGTTCCACATGATCTAGGGCTTTTAAATTACCCATGAGCTCACGATATTGCTCTATGCTACTTACGTTGTCATATATCAACAAATCATAAATAGCCTGCCGTCTCTCTTTAACTATACGGAAAACGGCCTCCGCAAAATGTATCTCATCCACTCGTATATCTCCGCGTTAAATCCGATATAGTGTTATATCATTTCCAACGCAAAGTCACGAGTTTCTTCGTTACGACGTAGCCACCCTTTTCCGAAAGTATCAAAAGTTCTTAGGCTACGGTAAAACTCTTCTCTTTCTTTAGTTATCTTTTCGATAACCTCTTCTGGTAGTTCTTCTTCAACCGCAGCTAAAGTCATAGGCCCTATCGCACCATCTTGTGTAACCATAACGGCCTTCTGTAAAGCTTTCGCCGCTCTTCCGGGACCAGAATTAACGGCCCAATCAAAAACACAAAAGTCCACCCCACTGCTGAGTTGATCTGCTTTTACTCTATTCCAGTAACCATCTTTATAGATTTGTTGAACATGCTCATCCGGAATATTCTTCAATTCACTTACGTCCTCTAAGGGTCTACCCAAAAAATCAGAGTAAGTCTTGTGTGTAATGCCCTTGTTAGTTGCGCCCCCCGGATCTTCAGGGTGATCCACAAAACCACCTTCGTGCTTGAGAACCATCTCAAGACTTTTAAAAAAGTTTGCTTCCATCATTTTTTCCCAAAAAACTTTGTTGCCGCTCGTGTTCCAAAACTCGCGCTCACGATAACTCCAAGCGTATATTGATAGTATTGCGGCATGGCCTCAAGAGCCGCAAAACCGTTCTGAACAATCTCTCTACCCCAATCCCCACAGAATGATAGTATAAGCGGGATCGAAAACAAAATAGTAAGCCACTCGTCTTTCCAGCTATGTGCCGAAGCATCAGCCATCTTCAGATCCCAGTCGATTTCTCCGGTAGCTTTTTTCTGCATAATGACAGCTTCCGCTTGGGCTTTTGCTACTTTTGCGCCAGCTTCAGCCTTTGTCTTTTCGACTTTACCCTCTAGCCATGTGCCAGCTAGAGAGGAGATGGGGCCAATAAGAGCCTGTATCATTCCACTATCCTTACAATATAATTTGTGCCATCTGTATTCTTCGATACCTCAACCGTCTTGTTTTCACAAGCATATCGAACAGAAGAAGTTTTTTTATACAGATTGCGCTCAATAGTGCGTTTTGCTTTGAGACACTTAGCAATTTGCTCAAATGCTGTATGTTCTGTAACGTCACCGCTCATGTATAATATTAATGTAATTGTCTCAATTACCACGTTGGGCGTTCCTTATTTTCTCAATCTGTTCCTCAATATTAGTTAACCGCTTTTCGTAAAAATCCAAAGTTAATTTTTGTTGCTGGTCATGTGGAGCGCGACCCTCATCTATCTGCTCCTGTAATTTAGCAAGTTGCTCAGACAGGTGCTCAATAAGCATAAATTGTTCAGAGTCGGCCGGAAGCGATCCCATCTCGCCCCTCGGCCATTTAATCCTAAATTCTGTATTCATTCCCAAATCTGTTTCCATCAAAAGTATCTTATTCTCAATGGTGTTAAGGCGTTCAATCACACCAAAATACGCCCACGTACCAACAGTTGCCGCAATAAGCAACGCAATTAAATTTCGAATGGGCATGGATAATTCAGTATTCTCGTTTAATTTAGTGGCCATCGTTTATCCAAACAAATACCCGCAAAAGAACGAAAAAAGCCATAGAGGCGGTAAAAGATATAACATCACTCAACACCCATTATACGAGACAGGCCAAAGACCTCCATAAGCATAAATGTGAAGAAGAGTAGCAACACGCCACCTGCGATTAATTTACCGGAGAAATTAGTTGACCCTATCCGTATGGCTATAAACTCATTACCTAATATACGAAGCACTAACTCAAAGCTGTTCTCCCCAACAGCTAGCGATATCGGCTTTTTCTTTTCCTCACTCACAGCGTTCCTTTCCTGCACAGTCCTTTGGAAAACAGTGCATGGCCATTTTATAATGTTTATTATCATACGCGGCTGACCAGCGTTTATCATCCAACATCCAGTGACATTGTTTTTGGCTCATGGGCTGTTGAAGTGACATCTGACCAATGTAGTGATCCGTTACCCCATCATTTCCCCACATGGAGATTACCAAAATGTACTCTCTCAAGGCCATTAATATAACTCTTTGTCTGCACTCACTTTTACAGGTTTACAATACGCAGTTGCCTTATGTTCTGAGGGAACTCCGCTATAATGCTGATAATTCCCATACCTCTTTGTTACCTGTGATGCGAAAAAATTGCAATCAGTTACTGAACGGAAGTACATGTCTTGGCTCTGAACCTTGCCGCCCAAAACCAGTACAAGCACAAAAGCGTGGATCATTTTTTCGCCATGTACGCCTGTGCACCAAAGTAAAAGCCAACAATAGATGCCTGACTCAAAAACAGCATGTCACTGAGACTAGCTAGAAAAGTTAGCCTGCTTTCTGGTATCCACGGAACAAGCGGCAAAAGCGCAAAGCCAACCATACTAGCCACAGCGATCCAAGCCATTCGCTTTTGTGCATCAGCCTTCTCCTCACGGAGTTCTAACTCCAGCATGTCCTTTGCGTGAGCAATCTCATCATCTGTCACAGTGCCGTCATTATCTAGGTCAAACTGTGCAAACCGTGAGTTCTCTGACAATTTTTTCTGTTTCATAGCACCACCATAAACAAGAATACAAAAAATCCAAAAGCCACCACTACCACGGTTAAAGTCAAAACGACATTTTTTATTGTCTCTTCCAACTCTCTCTGCTCTCTCAATTTCTGTCGCTTTGCCTGCATCGCCGCCTCTTTGGCAGCTTGTATGCGCCTAGCCCTCTCTTCAGTAATAGATTTCCATGTGCCATGACCAAAACGAAAATCAACCATAGTGGCGATCTCTTGCATCTGCTCTTGAGCCAGACGCGCATTTATAATCTCTGTTGCTACAGATTTTACGCCAAGCTGGTCCCCCATGCCTATGCCTGATTTTCGGTTGCGCTCCTGCTGGACCTGCTTCTCACCATCGAACAAAGCATCAATATAACCAGCTATTTCGGACACGTCATTAGCCGTTCCGATAGCACCCTTGATGCCATCGACAGCACTTTTAAATAACGCAAAACCGGCTAACGCCGTGGTAATCGGTTCCATTTAGCCCCCAAGCTATTGTTTTTTGAGTAGTTCCCTCTCCATTGCAGACTGAATACGTGCTTGGGTCTGTTTTTCCTGACTGGCAAGCTTCTGTTGGAACTGAGATGCCCGTATCTGCTGGTTCTGTGCATCCAGATTTAGTTTAGCCGCATCATTCTGAGCATCTGCCTGTTCAGCCTGTGCTCTAATCTGTAGCTCCTGCTCTTTCAACTGAACCAGTGGATCCGGGCCCTGACCTGATACCTGCTGAGACATCTGCTTGACCATCTGCATACCTTCAGCCACAAACTGTGCAGTCAGGCCCTCTACCTGCAACATCTCCTCTTCTGTGGCCGCAGCCCCTCCAACAGCCTGCCTAGACTGAATAAACTGTACTGCCGCCCGCTCACGAGCCGCTATCCGCACATGCTCCATAATGTGCTTCTGCAAAGACATGGCAATAGCAGGCATTCCTGCAACCATTGGTGTAGACCCAAAAACCATGTGCGCCATTATATGCGCCTCATGCTCCTGACCCTCAAACGCCTGCAAAGGCACCATGTCCATAGCGTCTATATTTTCCTGCGCCGGATCTTTTGGCGCTGGCTCCTCATCAGGGATACGCTTCATTATCCTGTCAGTGTCCTTAACACCCAGCGCCTCATACATGTCCTTGTACACTTCGTGCATGTTGTGAAGCTCTGGAGCGGCACCAGCAAGCTGTAATTTGGTCTGTGCCAGCGCAATTCGCTGCGCCTGACTAAACATATTCGGATCTGATACAGGAACCACGTCAATCCTGTCGTCAAAGTCACTCGCCATTACGGCAGACTCCGCACCCTCTACAGAATACGGATACTCCTGCGGCAGACTCTCCGACATAACCCGCGCCAGCATCTTGAACTCAATACGCATGGCATAGTGCAACCGCTTATGCACCGCACTCATCACACGAGAACCCTGCTCCAGCATCGCAATAGTCGTTCCAACAGCCGCCTGCTGGTTACCATCACCCACTTTCAGGTCTGTAATCGTCGCAAACCGCTGACCCGCCTGAACAACAAACCCAAGCAAGTTAAACAGCGTCGCATCAGGCCCTTTGAACGGCAGCGGCATCAGGCTGTCACGAATAGCCCCTCCGGGAGCATCCACATCGCGAAACTCACCGGGCTGCAACGGGTCATCGTCGTCCCTGATCCGTAGTCCGCGGGCTTTGAAACCCGCTGGGAGGTTGGACAACGTACCAGCGTCGATTAACTGTCGCAGTGCCGCTGTGGCGGTCCGTGACAGCCCGCCAATCGTGTGAATTAGCCCTAATCCGTAAAAACCAAAGCCCGGAAGGAACTTATAATGCACAAAATACTGAATTTTACGCTTTTCCTCGTCATCTTCACGATAATTTCGACGAATTGACAGTATCTGCCCGTTGTCCTGACTGATTGTGACAACATATGGTATCTTGATGCCGGTTAACTCACCATCCTCGTCCTCATCTTCGTACCCCTCAAGGTCCAAATCGACATGACACTCCAAAATAGTGCAGTCATAGTCGATCTGAGTGGGTGTAACGCCGTCAATGCGCTGTATTTCGTCCTCAACGGAGTTAGTTTCGCCCTGCGCGGGCAAAACATCCATGTCCAGATAGAAACCAGACACTTGTTTCTTCCGCAAATCGTTCAACGACATGCGGATAACCTGCGTTATGTTGGGACAAGTCTCTAAATCTGATGTTTCATATGGGACAACTAGGTGTTCTGCCGGTACAAACTTACTTACAGCCCGCCCTCGCGTTTCATCATAGTAAACTTTTTTGAATGTAGACCCCGCCAGAGGCAAAAAGAACAACATCTGGTCAAGTTCAGGCGTGTATTCCTCCATCACGTTGGTGATGTAATAGTTCATAAACTGCTTTACACGGATGGCCTGCTGCTCTTTTTCCCTTGTTTCTGATCCAAGTACAGCAGTTCGCACGGGACCGCTGGCTGGCAGCAACTCATTGAACGCCTGCGCCTGAAATTGCGTAGCCGCCTCGGCAAGCAGCGGATGCGTGACTCCGGTGGCTCCCCGGAAGGGCTGGGCCCTCTCTTCATAGGAGAACCCCAACAACTCCAAACCGTTAGCGTAAGCATCTTCCCACTCCTGTCGCCCTGATTTGTTGCTGTCAAACTCAGCCAGCAGATCACTGGCTATGCGAGACAACTCCCTGTCCGGCATCTCCTCTGCCAAGTTCATGTAGAAATCATCGCTCTTGCCGCGCTGGTCCTGCGGATCAAAGTCCACAGTCATGCCGCCGTCTTCCTCCGGCGTAATCTCAATATCCATGTTCTCTGCCATGCCTTCAAAAGACACGACGTTCTCCATGCTACCCGGTAGCTCAAGTTCTACTTCAGCCGCCAAGTCCTCCATGTCCAACTGTGAGGGGACGTTTTTGTCAACCATCCCGGCTATCGGTTCACGAGCCATGAGCTATCTCCTTTGGCCTAACTTACCATAGGCCGGTTCATATTCCTAGCTGTTGACGAAAGAGACGCAACACCCATAGGGCCGCGGCCCGTGTTCCGCGCTACGTCAGCTAATGTTACTATGCCACCGTCTTTTTTCTTAGCTACACCGGGGACGATGTTCTTTACATTAAAGACACCATAGTTTTTACCGTCCTGCTCATAAGTGGTAAAACCATCAAACCCTTGTGATTTAATCCAGTCTACAAGCCCGCTGTCTTCAATAGTCCCATAATCGCCTGCTTCTACCAAATCTAAGAAGTTCATGTCGTCATCATAGTCAAAAAACTTGTCGTCTAAACTTTTTCCGTACTGCGCGTACCAATCCGACTCCAGAAGCTGTTGCAGGTGGTCCGGGTTATCTACGTCAAAAAAATTAACATCTTTTAAGTAAACAGGCCGAATGTTAGGGGTCCCGTCTAAAGCATCTCCCGCGTAGTATTCTGCCGTGCCGGGTTTATCCGCCACAAAAGTATACGGGGCATCCGGATCAAATTCCTTATACGCTGCATTTGTGCCGTGGTAAAAGCGTTGTGGTTTGTCGCCTCCTAACAGTCCGGTTGACTTGGGGGCGGCAGCCTTAAAAGCATCTGGATAAACATCCTTGTATTCATAATAACCATCTTCTAAAAGCTCTCTCACCATATTAGCCGCATTTTCAACAGCTTCATACTCTGTCATACTAATGTCACCCTCTGGCGCTTCTTTTTGACGAGTTGTAACGGGATCTAACTTGGCTTCTTCTGGACGTTCAAATCGTCGCTGTACGACACGCGCTTCAGCCTCTCCGTAGACACTTTCATACGCGGGTAAAGCCACGCTTTTAAGAAAGTTCTTATCCACCCCGCCACCTAGCTCTTCGTCTAATAACTCCATAATGTATTGGCCGCTAGCTCCACCCGGTAATCCCTCTTTAGTTTGAACAAGGTGCTGAATTTCATGTAACAAAGCAGACTGTAATTCAGTACGAGACTGAGATTCTTTTAAACCTATGGTGGGAACGCCAAGGGGGCTTTCTGCCCTACCTGCAAAAAAAGCGCTAGGGCCTCCAAAGGGTAACTCACCTTCCTCTGGGATTAACTTCACTATCGCAACATCCTTAAAATCAGGATATTGCTCATAAAGTTCTGGAAAGTCTAAAATATCAGAAAGTTTTGCCGCAGACTTACGGTTATAATTTACCAAATCTCCATCTTTAGTAAACTGCACTGATCTGAAGTCGTCAGTAAGACCAATAGCCAAGCCACGGCCATATTCAACATTCATAAATTGAACAGGGCCGTCTTCTTTAAATTTAGAATTAGCGGTGGGTATTTCAAAACGAAAGGCATCAGAGTCCTGACCTAAAACAGCGTCATCAAAGTATGCTCGGTGAAGATCAAAAATTTCTTGCCTAGATTTTCCGCCACTTTTTGAAGCACGTGCCTGACTGAATATACTGGGGCCGTCTTTTGCCATACGACCTGCCATAATACCTAAAACAGGACCGCCTCCGTCTTTGCTGGCGGTCCGCGCTATACTAACCGCGGTGCCCGCCCCCACCGTAGCTGGTGCGCCAAAAGGATCGAAACGCTCTACTTCTCCTGTTTCAGGGTTAAATGTCTCACCCCCGGCAAGTGCGGTGCGAAGCTGACGGGCTGGGTACTCTTTTAACTCTTCCCCGACAGCCGAAGCAATACCGCCTGCCGTCTCTGCCGGGTCATCTATAAACTGTTTGAAAAACTCAATACCGCCAGACACTATAGGCGGTGTCCCAAAACCGGTTATTTTGTACTCGCCGGGTATTTCGCGGTAAGCGGTGTATCCGCCCATGTCATCTATTTGAGATGATCTTACTTCATACGGTCGTACAGTTTCATACTCAACCGGTATAAAAGGTGCCGCTATCTGAGAAACCAGTGAAGAGGTCGGGTCTACCGGCAGTCCTGTTTTTTTCTCAGCCAATGTCCCGCCCCAAGATGCGGCTCATTTGTGCTAAAATCTTGGGGTCTAGGTTGTCCATGACCTGATTGGCAGACGCCTGCAAACCTGCCTGCCGCATCAACTTAGTACCTACAGCATCATCCCGGTCATTCAGTCTGGTCTGTGTGCTCATCTGCATAAGACCACCTATTCCGCCACCCTTCTCAAAACCGATAGGTTTGGTGGTTACTTTACCATCCTCTATCTCAATCTGCCGTGGTACAAAACGACCTTCTCGACCAGCAAACGGGTCTCCAAGACTGGCTGAGTCTTGTAAATCCGCAAGACTGGCCACACCACTTTGTATGTCTTCTTCTGTAATTCCAGAGGCCGTGTCTGCAAAACCCTCGTAAAACTCTTCGCGGCCCATGCTTTGACCGGCAAACGATGGAGGTATCGGGGGCAACTGAACAATTCTACCGTCTCTTTCAATCCTAGCGTTTGGGTTATGAGGCGTTGGTTCCAAAAAATCACTATATATTCTATATTCTTTTCCGGACTCACCCTCTTTGTATGACGGTCTGTTCATGCGAAGAAACTTCAAAAATTCTTTTATCTCTTCCTCTGTCGCCATAGACATAGGAGAACCCTCTCCAAGTTCTACTACGCCGCCGTCTTCAAAACCCAAATATTCAAAAAAGCTTTCGCCTTCTTTTTCTTCGGGACCAGAAAAGTATTGCCGTGCACCGGGACCAAGCCTTTTGTAATAACCGCCACTAGCAGAAGCTTCCGGGGCCCCTGTCATGTAATCAAAAGCATCTGATATTTTGTCGCCTACATAGTCAACAGCGGCGGCCCCCAAGTCTACGATACTATCTGTCATCAGTAATAAGCCCTAACCCTTATCTCGGTGTCCTCATCGCCCCAGTCATCTGACGGCAGTTGCACAAAATTACCCTGACGATATCTCATCAAAGCCTGTGTCATACTATCCACCAAGTCATCGTATTCACCATTGGGAAACGCGGCTACCTCTTCAATCAATTCGTCTGCAAACGCTTCGTCCGGTGCCCAGACCATGCCCGCCTCAAAAAGCGGAGATACAGAATGAACTCGCGTAACCTTATCATTACCTTTGCTCGGCGTAAAGTTAACAACTGGTATTCCTACGTTTCTTAATTCATGCGTCAACGGTAAACCAGATGCCTTTGCTTCCACGATGACGGTGTCGGGGTCCCAATACTTATACTGATCCAACGCTATTTCTTTCAGTTCCGGAAAATCCCAACGCCCCTTCTGGCTATCAAGAAGTATCAACGCAGGCGGGCCGCCCTCTTCTTCCGGATGAAAAACACCCCACGTTGTAATCGCAGAATAGTCAGAAGTTTCTCTTTTACTAAACGCCGTATCATAACTCTGTATGACAAACTCCAAGTTAGGCACGTTCTTCTTTTCCCAACGCTTCCACCAGTCCCGCCTGATAATCGCGTTCTCTTCGCCCGTCGGGTTCTGCTGATACTGCGCGTTCCATTTGCTGGGCGGTATAGATGCGCGGACCGCGGTGAGATCTTCCATAGACCAGAACTCTGGCCAACATGGCGTATCATCATCAAAAATGGCAGGAAGTTCCACAACCTCCCACTGATCTGCCAAAGGATCTTTAGCCATTGCACGAAGCAGTTGACCCGTCATGTCCTTTTCGGACCACCGGGTCTGAACCAAAACTATCGACCCACCCGGCTGGAGTCTCTGTCGGGGGCCCCCTGTGTACCAATCCCACGCATCGTCAAAACCATTCGCCGACATCGCCGTCTGTTCCGAATGCGGATCATCAATGATTACCAGATCACCGCCGCGTCCTGCCAAGTTCGATCCGACGCCAACGGCATAGTACATACCACCAGAGGCGGTGTCCCATCTTCCTGACGCTTTACTATCAGCAGCCAAACGAACCTCCGGGAATATTTCTTTGTAATCGTCACTATCAATTAAGTTCTTCGTCTTTCGTCCAAAGTTGACCGCAAGCTCCGTGGTATGCGTTGCTTGAATAATCTTCATTTTTGGATTCTTACCCATCATCCATGCAGGAAACAAGAACGAAGCGAACTCGGACTTCGTATGACGTGGGGCCATATTGATAATCAAACGCTTCAACTCACCCGTGGCTACGCGCTCAAGCTTATCGGCAATAATTTTATGGTGACGACCAGCGATAAACTCTGGCCACATATTTTTTACAAAGATCAAAAACTCATCACGACAAGCTTCATTACGTTCAATCTGAGCTAAACGAAGACGAAGTTTCGCCTCCTGATCTGAAACATCCATAGGGGGCCCCTAACTGCACAAAAGATACGCATAAATATGCACAATAATTAGGCAGTTAACAACTCATATCATTTTTCACATAAATATTTGCGAGAAACATGGCCCTAGCTAGCGCAGCCAGCCGCGTGGGCGGCGGCGCGAAAATCGCGATTTTTTGGCGGATTTCTGCGGATTTTGACCCGATATCGGAAGGGACCCGACAACGGCCAACGGGCCGCGAAACAC